TTAGGGATAATATCGCCAAAAAATAAAGGCTGCGGTTCTCCAGAAGGCTCTAATGGCTCGGGAGCATCAAACTGAGAGTAATCAATTGACCTATCTTTAACTGTAGGCTCATCGAACTGATCAAATACATTTACCGTATTTTCTACTCTTGCCTGGTTAAGATCAACAGGAGGCTGGTTACTTTCAACAGCATCAAATTTATCAAACGGATTTTGCATACAAATTAAACCTTATTTAAAAACCTGTAGGAAGATAACCATATTTTGCTTCAAATGCTTTTATATTAGCAGAAGAAGGGCTTGCTGTAAGCATGTCAATTGCACCTTGTGGTGCTGTCTTTTTAAGCGGAGGCACAGAGTTAGCATTAACAATGTTTAAAGCGCGAACACGATTTTCTTCTTGCACCTTAGCAACAGCCAAATTAGTTTTTTCTGTATAAATTGCCGTTATTTGAGCTTCGCTAGGAGGATCAAGCCCTTCAGCTTCATTCAAATCTTTCAACGCTTGAATCTCAGGCTCTGCCGTATAAAACACTTCTCGCATTGCGCTGCCTATAAATTCAGGATTACCTGTAAACGCATCCTTGATTAGGGCTCTAGACGGGCCTAGTTTATAAGCGATGTCGACGCTACTTTCAGCAAGTCTGCTTTGGGTTAAATTATTAACTATATTGCTAATTTTTCTAGCTTGCTTGGGGTTTAAGTTACCTTTCGCTTGCTCTTCAATAATTCTATTCTTTAAGTTTCGAGCGCCAATTAAAAAATCGTCACTCTTAGTCAATTCAAGAACGTTATAAGCCAGTTCAACTATCTGCGCTTCCACAACTGGAGTCTGAGAGTTGTTAAGTTTTTCTATAGAATTAATCAATTTAAGTCTGATTGCAGCATCTTCTAATTTAATATCTCCGTCTACCTGTGCTTGATTAATTGCCACTGTTTTTTCTAAAGTAGTAAGCTCTGGGTTGTCCATGACCTCTGCATCTATAGCCGTCAAGTTATTAAGTGTCTCCGTGAAACTTGCGGTTCTGGCCTCTACAATTTCTAGCTTATCACGGTCATACGCATTCTTAAACATTGTCTGCAATTCGGCTCTAACTGCTTTCTTGCCTTCAGGGTCAAGCCCTGGCTCATCAATTTTATCAAATGCAGCTACATATTTTTCCCCTGCTTGTTTTCTTTCCTCAATGCTTAACTCGGGATTATTAATGTATGACCTGTTTACATCTCCATAAATAGCCGCTATTATTTTTTCCTTCTGAAATTTAATATCAGCTGCTGCAATATCCGCATCAGTAGTTGCGCCACCAGCAACATACCCTGGCAAATTCTTTCTATGTTCGGCTTCAATAACAGCAGCCTGCTCAAAATCCCCATTAGAAATTGCATTTAAAACAGTCCTTTGCACCGTCTCGCTTGTAGCAATAAACTGACCTTCTAATACATCGGCATTTTTCTTAAATTCAGCTTTAACAACAGCATTTAACCCTTGTCTATAATACTGGGCAGTATAGTCTTGCATGTCTAACTTTATTTGCTCTGGCACAGACCCTACAAGCCCTTTCATATAGGCTGTAGCGTTAGTTTCAAATCCAACAGCATCGTCTTTGTATGTAATGCCAAGCTCTGCAAATTTATCATCTACGTCTAAAGCCACCATAGACTTATAAGTGCTGGCCATTGCTTGATTTTGAGCATCAGCTCCAAAGCCAAATACTTTCTCTTTAACAGGGGCGTAAGTAATATTACCAGACGCATCTACAGTTCTAGCTTCCTCGGCTGCTTTAACCCCCTTTTTGGCCCCTTCTTTAACTGCAATGGGTTTTCCTATAGCTAGAGCAGTGTCAGCAACAGTTTTGCCTAAACCAGCCAGAGCACGCATCTTATCAGCGCCAGACGTATCTAAGGATGTAGGGGTAAACTTACCGTAATACCCAATTCGTTCTTGTGCCATTGTTTAATCCTTAAATATCATTAGCAAGTTTAGCAGTTTCGACACCGCCAGCAAGCAAAGTAGAGGTAGCTTGCAAATTAGCAGAAGATCGCGCATTTTTGCCCTGACGTTTTAATTGGGCTTGAGCAAGCCTATCACTCATCTTGAGCATGCTTTCACTCATGCCTATATTCTTGGCGCTTTCTAAAGCAATACTAGCCGGAGTGCCTTCCATACCCACATTGCCAGCAGCAAGACCTACAGTATTAGCTGCAAGAGCTTTTGACAGTTGTTGTTGTCGTTCAAGTTCACGACTTTCAGCGGCAATCTTTTCTTGCTCTGCCTGTTGATTCAAAGCGTCTTGCTGGGCTTTACCAGCTTGCACTTGCCCGTAAACGCTAACGCCTGTTCCTACGGCTGTCGCTATTGTTGCTGCAACTATTAAATACATTTAAATTTCCTCCGGCTCTATTAAAGCCGCCTCTATCTCATCAATATCAGTTAATTGAGTTGGAAAAAACCCAATCCACACACAATCTGTTTCAGCATAAATAACACGCTTAGTGCCAGGTATGGTCTCACCTATATAAGGAGCTTCAATCTCTACAGTCTCATACTGGCTAGATACCTTACACTTGCCCTTGACTACCATATACAGGTGTTGAGACTTGTGTAACGCCCCTACAACAACCGTACCAGCAGGTATAAACAATTCTCTGGCATACATGTTGTCTGAGAAGTGATGCCTAGTTTCGCCTGTTACTTGCGGCATATCCTTAATAATATCTTGTAGCTTGTAAATGCTGTCTTGAGTTGCAACATTATTCACGAAGACTCTACCTCATACTGAATTGCTTGAAGATGGAATGGCGTAGCTTTAGGCGCAGTTATCAAAGGTACAACCTCTGTTGACCAGCCATTGCCGCCACTGTTATCTTCTATAATACCAGACTTGGGTGTAAGAGGAGTATCCAAAGGACTGACATTAGAGTAACCAAACTGTCGAACTGCAACCTGTATTCCATCAACATAAACGCCAGCAGTCTCCAGAACGCGCAAGTTCATTCTTGTAATCTTCTTTTCTTTCATTACATTCTGGCCGCCACGAGTACCTGGGTTGGTATTCAGAGGCATAGATTTAAAAGTTACAGGAATGTTGTAGCCATATGTATATGTAACAACCTCTCCAATTGCTTGAGGCATCTCTGTAGGATCGAGGGTTATTTCGCCATTGAAATCTACTTCTCTATCGTTTAACACTACATCATTAGCGGTAATGCCAATTGTCTGCCCTCGAAACTGCGAGCCAACAACAATAACATTTGACTCGGAGGGAGAGGACTTAGTGCTACTTTGACACGAATCAAATTTTACATCAAAATCCCACTTTTCAATTGTAAGTGTAGATGGATAATTAGGGCTGTTAGTCTTTGCAATTACATACAACTCTTTACCAGATACAGAGCATGACTTTAATTGAGTGTTATTTTCAGCATTAATGCTATCAACATACGGTTGCCATTTTGTAAATCCGTTAATGTCTTGCGACCTAACAGTATTCAACACAGCAGCAGTTCCATCTTGGTTAATAATAAAAACCCAAGAAGAATCTTCCGACGATGTTCCGTCAAGAACATCCATGTCTAAGGGTTTTTTAATTAAATGAGATGACAGTACAGATATGTCATTACTTGTGTAAGCGTCTTCATTAAAATTGTAAAGATACTGGCGTAGTGTATTACCGTTTCCGTTAATAAACAAAGTAGCTCCATCAAGAGCTTTAGACTCTAAGTTAAACGAGCCAAGTTGAGTTTCTGATTCGATTTGAATTGTAGACGGAGTGTTACCTTTAACAATAAATTCAGCGCCAGAACAAAACACTTGCAAGCCACGATCAGGGTTTACATCTACAATTTCCGTAAGATTGCGAGAGTTAATAGTTACAAAAATCCCATCGTCATCCGCGCCCTCTTCTGAAAAGAAGTTAAAGAAATCACCTGACTTAGATGCAAACAAACTTTGACGCTTAGACTTAGTGCCGCCTATCCATAGCCTGCCCTCATTAAAAGCACCCATTAAAGGAAATCCGCGAGTAGAACTCCACACATCTTCTTTTCTAGACACCCCAATTGCTGTTCTAGAGAAGGAAATTGTGTGATTTCCGCTAGAACCAGATGTTTGAAAACCCGAAAATAACTTTAAAGGTTGAGCAGATTCATCGCTAATTGTAATTGTATAAGGGCCATATGTACTACTTCCAGTAACTGTAACTCCAGTGTCACCAAAGATTGGCATTTCTTGTAGGTTTTTTTGTAAATTAAAAGCAGTTGACTCAGGATCGCCTCCAAAAGAAATATTCTTGCTTAACACTCCTTGAACATCTACTTGGTATCGGTCGCCTGCTACAAAGGAGTTAGCAAACAAAATATTTTGTACTGCTGACTCAGCGACGGGGCTATCTGAATCATTGTAATCGTACTGAGGCACATTACTAAACGGAACTGGGCCAGAAGTAAATGCAGGAAATCTATTTTGATTCCCATCAGGGATAACCCCATTAAATATAATTCTATCAGGAGCGTGATTTTGGCTGAAGGTTATCATGACACTTTCTGTCTGCACATCACGAACATCAGCAACATCACTTGCCCCATAAGGAACAATAACATCGCCAACATAAACTGTATCTGCACTGCCAGAATGAGGTGCGCGATAAAACCTGATATTGCCAGAAGTTAAAACACCTAAGTAATGCTCATCAGAGCCAATGCTAAAATCAAAAGTTTTAATTCCAGAAACAAATCCATTTTGATATTTAACATTAAACTCTCCAATTTTAATTGTTTGCCCAAAATTAAGAGCGCCTTCAGTTATTAGGCGAAAATATTGCCAAGATTGACCTCCAGTCTCATACGAGAATCTTCCGCTAGACTCAAACTTACTGCTTATAGCTAACTTGTTTGCAGGGCCGAATTGCAACCATGTTGTTCCGTTTGATGAAACCTCTAGCCTTACCGTGTTAGTAACAGCCTCATTTTGCCCAAAAAGAGTAACAACAGAAATTGCCCTTAAATCAATAAACTCAAAAGAAACAGGAGCTCCAAAGTCGTATTGAGCTAATACACCGCCACCAGCTATGCCAGTACCCGTTATGCCATAGGTTAAAGGATTACCGTCATTAATGTTTGCAGCAGGGCCGCCACTTGGCATTGTAGGCACAGTTGGTCTGCGGCTTATCCCTTGTATTGGCGTAGAAACATATTTAGTTCCAGGTCTGCGCTTAATTCCACCTTGAGGAACAATAACAACGTTCTCAGCAGTTTGACCGCCTTTGTAATACTGATCTAAGTCAGTACGTCCAAGGATTAAAGGAGATAGTTCGCCACTAGCAAAACTACTTTGTAAAAATTGCGACTTAGGCATAATGTTCCTTCAGCGGTAGAGTTTTAGCGTCTTACGTTGATAAATGGTCTGTCTTGAATAGGTGTCTGAGGATGTTGTTGTGCGTCAGTAAACCGAGCCATGCGCGAAGCATTCATATACTGGTTCGACAAAAGCTCCATTGAGGCTGCACTATCTCTAATAGATGGCGCAAAATCCATACCCAGTGCGTACTCAATCATCTTGGCAAAGTAAACGGGCCAGTGCTGTTCATCTACATTAGCAATGTAGTCGCAATATAAAGCACCCGTATAGTTACAGTAAACTTTGTCGCCAAGGATTTGGTAATTGATTCCAGGGTTTAACTTGATGAGAACCAGCATGTCTGCTGGCAATTGATAAACTGAACTGTACTCTGTTCCAACCGGTACTTCAGTTGTCAGGCTTAACTGCGCTTTACGGCGAGCAAAACCCCATCTGTATTTAGTTAATTCGTTTTGGACAATGTTGTCATATAAGTTATTGGCAACAGTCTGGGCGCGAGAATTACCGACCAAAGATGTTATAGGCAAGTCGCCAATTAAAATTAAAGCGTTAGAAATTAACTGGAGCTTAGTAGCCATAAAAAACCTTTTGAGATTAAAAGAAAGGGGGCCGAAACCCCCATTCAGTTTACAACATTACAACATTAAGCAGTCTGAGTGTACTGAACCTTAACGATGCCGTCAGTGTCACGGGCAACCGCGCCAGCTTTCAACATGCCGTTACACAACCAAGAAGTGCGCTCAGGAACATAATCAATGTCGGTCTTCATATCAATACCGATAGCAAGGCCAACAGAAGGACGGGCGAAGAAGTAAGAGTCCACTACGTTAGTAGCAACAGTCAAACCACCTTCTGCACGATCTTCAAGAACAACAAACTTAAAACCAGCCAAAGTATCAACATCACCATTGACCAAAGCCTTAACAGCTTGATAATCAATGCTAGTGATCTTGTCGTCATTCAGCATACCGCCAAGACCCAATGCGTTTACAGCAGCAAACAGCTCAGAGTTAGGCACGCCTTTCTGACGCAGAGCTACCTGAGCCTTAATGATTTTAGCCATGTTCAAGTTAGAAGCAGCACCGCCAACACTAGTGGCAACAGTAGCAGCATAAGCGCCAGCATTGTCCATAGCGTCAATTACCAGCTGATCACATCGGCGACCAAGGGCATTTGCGATAGTGCTTGCAAGCTCTTGCTTTTCGTCAAAGTTTACTGTCTGCTGGTCAAAGATGTCAGTGAATTCAGGAGCGTTCCAGTTGGCAAGAGTCGCAGTCTTGAACTCGTGACCTACGTTCATAGCAACTACTTCAGCAGAACTGGCCTTTTGGTTAGCCAAGCCCTTGCCCATTTTACGGAACTTGTAAGTGTCACCAACTACGTTGTTACGAAGAGTTACAGCCTGCTTTAGCAAGCCAGTGCCTTGATAGGCGTGTTTGACCATAGAGTCAAATTCCGTGACCGCCACGGATGATAGTACGTTACTCATAAGAATTTCCTCGAAAAAGAGTAATATTAAAAAAGTTTTTCAAGGTTTTAGCTGAGTACCCGAGTAAACTTGGTCAGCATTCAACCTAAATTTACTGGGCCTTAAAAGAAAGGGGTGTCCAGTGAGCCGATTATACACCTTTCACCCCATACAAATCAACCAAAAGTACGAACGTGAGCTTTACTGCCGCCAAAATCTTTCATCATTTTCTGTATTTTATTTTCATGGCTGAGATCAATGCTTCTAAGCAACTGCCCGTCATCACTTCTTTTAAACATTTCTGCCTCAATGTCAGACCAGGTCATACCAGTAGGACTTTCACCGCCGTCAATAGGCAGCTTAACAGGAGAGGTAGCTTTAACTAACGCTTCAACAAGCTCAATAGACCTTGCATCAGTAACCAGACCCATTACATTTTCGTAATCTTCTGCGTCCAGGCTATTTTTAAGAAATCCCTCTACGTTTTTAATCCGCTCACCTGCATTGCTGCCAAGCTTTGCAATTTCATTATCTCGACTTACTTCCTCTGCGGCTCCACTTTGAGCACTCAACAGCTCCCATGCCTCGCCAAACGCTTCCTGGCTCATATTGGTTTTAGAAGCAAACTCAGTTAGCTCTTGTAACAAAGCATCGTCACTTTCAATTCCTTCTGGGCCTGAATACCCGTCTTTGGGCGCACCAGTAAAGCTACCAAACTTCTTTTCTAGCTCAGTATAAGCCTTAGCTTGCTCTGAAACAGACTTGTATTTGTCTGACTTGTACCACTCGGGGCTGTCACCAGTCCCTTTAATACCGTCTGTAAGAAAATACTCTCCATCACCAAGGGTAGGAGCTGCTGAATCTAGTAGGGTATCGCCAGTTGTTTGTTCTGCGGCCTGATCTGTATTATCTAACATATTACCTCCACGGTAATTTTATAGCACTTCTGCTTGCTGTACTTGATTGATTAAAAATTGAACTAATCCACTTTCACCATTATGGTATGCGGCTTCGTAGTTAGGGTTCTCGGAACCAAAGGGTGTACTGTTTTGAAAAATAAATCTTTGTGTTAAATCTGCTAACACACGCTTACCGTCATGAGTGCCAAAACACCTGTGATAAGCTTTAGCCAACTCAGCAGCTTTTACTCTAGCCGCATCATTTGCTTGTTTAGCTTTATTGGCGCTAAACTCATTACTATTAATTGTATCCCAACTCATAGAGCAGTTTGACCTTGTTGTGGCGGTGGAGTAGAAACATCCATACCTTGCTGTGCTGCTGCTGCACCTGCTTGGATTACCTGTGCCTTCTCTGCTTCACTGCGAACCAACTCGGCAGGCATACCTGTTTTACCAGCTACCCATGTACCAAAGTCCTCAAGCTTGAATCCAATCTTAGCTTGATCTGGCCCAGCAGTCTGCATTACAAAAGACACAGCCTGTTGAACACTAAGTATGTCTTCGCCGTCTTGCGCCCTGGCTAAAGGAGACATAAATTTAATGTCAACGTCTCTGCCATCAAGTTGAATAGGAGAAATAATACCACGGCGCGTCAAGATTGCAGCTACTCGCTTAATAATTGGAACCAAAACCTCTGTTTGCAAGCGACCAAAAGCAGAACCAATACGCTTTGCAAGCTCACGAGACTCAATAGCAACCTCTGTAGCCGAGCGAACAGCGCCAGAAGGGTCACGCAAATCGTTAAACAACGCACGTTTAATAGCCATCTGCATGTCATTGATCTGGAATTGAGCCAACTGCAAGTTAGAGCCAGTATCCAATCGCTGAATAGATGGGTTACTTGAATTGTTAGATCCTACAGGAATAACAATGCCTGGGCTAATAACTAAGTTGTAAGGATTAGTTACACCATCATCAGTAGCCGTGTACATGCCAGCCAAGTCAATAGCAGCTTTCTGCAAAACAAACTCTTTAGCTTTGTTTAAGCTTCTTACATCAGGCAATGCTTGTAATGCTGGGCCACGACCACGGATTTCACCAGATACTTTAGAGTAACGGCCTGTAACCCACGGGCTAGATGCTCCAAAGTCCTGCATCCAGCTAATTTGGTCTTCACCCTTAACCCACACACAGCCGTAATAAGTTTTAGCTTTAGGCATGTAAACTACACCCTCGCAAAGCTCAACGTCAGCATCAGGTTTTTGCGCAATAGTTTCTTTCATGGCATCAGATGGCTTAAATCCACGCCACTTACGCTCAAGGTTACGCGCCTTTACTGTAAATCTACGCCAGTGTGTCTCCACATTTCCGTGTGGGCCTTCCTCAAATGCAATTCCTTTCTGCGGAATAGCACTAAAAATAATAGGCATGTCGTCATTGTCATCTTCATCAATGCGTAACGTACCTGTTCCTACCAAAAGGTCTAAAGAATGCTCGTAAAACTGAGTGGCAAAGTTTGATCGGTTAATATAATCAAAAATTACTTCTGCCTGTTCCTCTAGGTTTGTTCTAATGTCATCTTCAGTAACATCAAATTGACCACTTTCAAGTTCTTTTATAATTTTTTCAGATGGAGCAAACGTAGCCCACCTAGACCAGATAGGAGCAATGTTTTCTTGAAGCTTACTTGCACCCTGCTGGATAGCTTCTAGGGCAGTTGAGTCAAATATGCGATCCATTTTACTTTGACCAGGCATATTGTCATCAAAAAGATTCCGATTAGGCAGAAAATACTCATAGCAGTCATCAAGTACGCTAGTCCACATACCATTCCTGGTAAACGCACTGGCCTCTCGTCTTTGCAAATCTCTAAGAGACCCTAACTCTTTAGGTAATTCCATTATTTTTTCTCTCCCGAGTATCCAATTTGTGCGTTTTGTTTTTTAGCAACCTTGTTCATGATGTTACCAATAAGCCCTCTACCTGAAGACATTGCTATCATTGTGGAATTTGCACTGTAAGAGTCATTTCCTACTTCTTTTCTTGTTGCATCTGCCGCAGTTCCAAGAAGAGATTTTGATCCTAGCTTGCCACGAGCTATAGCCTTTAACCTTTTTTCGTTACTAGCCATTGTCTTGTCTAGTTCCATACCTTGACGGCGAATTATTGCAGTTTCTGCTGCTGATGCTTTAGGGGCTTTAGGACGGCTTCCCATTATTATTCCTCAAATATTTGTAAAGTTGATATGGAGTCCATATAAATGGCTTGTTAATACCAAGTATTTGTTTGGTATGCCCAACACAAGTGTTCAACATAAAAATAGAACGTGGACTAGGGTTCTGCTTATAACTAAGCATTATAGGATTGATGCCGATTATACCATTTATATCAGATTCATTATACAGGTCAAATATTCCTGTAGTTTTTGAGTGGACAATGCAGCAGTCAACACTGGGAATAACTACATAGCAGTGCTGAATATCTGAATATAGGAACTGCGACCACCAATTGTCACTATCTTTTGTAAAAACCACATAAACTTTAGAAGACACTAAAGCCAACCTTAGCCACATGAGGCTTTGTAAATCCACCGGCTCTTCTTAATGCTTGTCTACCTTCACCCTCACCTTGCAATGCGTACTCCAATGCCTCTACTGGGTGAGAGTATTCGTTCTTGTCAGGCTGATCAGCGTATCTTTCGCCAGAAGTTTGTACACGTTTGTAGCAAAACCCACCTTGCAGACCTTTTCGGATCATCGAGGCTTTCGGTAAGACAATAAATCTAGGCTTACCATCCATACACATCTCTTTCATAGGCACCTCTAGGGCAGCTCTACGTTTTAACGGGTCATTAGAATCGGTTGGATAGCATGGGATGCCGGCAGCGCGCATGATTTGGAACGGCGTATCACTGTTTGCTTGGTTTTTGTTGTCACCAGACGGATCACCCCAGCCTTTAAACTCGTGATCAGGGTAAGTATCTTCTATATAACGCTTGAGTGTTGGCGCAAAGTCAATGGCACCGGAGTCTGTCAGTACCATCTCATCAAAACACACCCATCTTCCAATAGCGGTGCGCTGCAAAAAGGCACATGCTGGCGTTCTACCGAAGTCAAACCCTAGAATGATAGGGGTTCCTTTACTGGGCGTGAAGTCGATATGCCCTGCGTGGACGGAATCGGTGTACATTGGGTGAACAGGCTTACCGTTAGACACAAAACCATACTCATTCGCAAGGTTAACTTTAATCCAGTCATCTGTTTTACCACTTAAACCTCTCTTGTAATAGTTGTCAGGCAGGTTAGTTAGATTCTCTGCGTTGTGATTAAGCTTCCATGACTCACCATCTTTGTACACGCCTCCAGGTTGACGATGGAATACCCAGCCTTCAGGTCGCTCTATCTCAGCCAACTTATAATACCAGTGGTCTTCATCAGGGGCGTTAGTGTCACCCAGCATTCCATGATGCGTAGGCTTAATTCCTTCCTTGTTGGACGGGTAGCGTCCATGACGTAGATCAAGCATATCCAAAACTGCTTTAGAGTGCTCTTTAGTCTCGTTTAGCCAAACCCAAGTAGTCTGAATACCCCTAGCTTTCTTAACGTGCTCAGGACGGTCAAAGGCAATGAAAATAACCTCACTCTGGACGGTTGTTCCATCTTCTAACCTGAACTTGATGTAATGAGTAGGGGGTTCTTTGTTGCCCTGTCTGAATGGCCCTAAGTCCTCATGAATCTCTAGCCAGTCTTTAATCGTTGTGGAGAACAATTCAGAGTAAGTATTACGCGCTGCAATGATCCTGGATAGCCGGACACCGTAGTTCTTGTG